GTGCTAATCTTTACATGAGACATAGTAGAAATAACACAGTAGGAAGCCATACAGTTCTTCAAGATGACGACACTATCTCAATAATTTTATTTCAAGGTTCTGATGGTGATGAATTTAGAACTGGTGGTAGCATAATTTGCAAAGTCGATGGCACTCCCGCTGATAACGATATGCCCGCAGAAATGCTTTTTGCAGTTAATAGTGGTGCGGCAACTGCAACTACAAGGCTTACCATAGCTCCAGCAGGTACTGTAAGTGGTGATTTAAATGATACTTCTGATATTGGTTTAAAAGAAAATATTAAAACAATTAATGATGGATTATCTATTGTAAAACAAATGAACCCAGTGACATTTGATTGGAAAGAAAAAAACAAAGGCAGTAATTCTGGTTTTGTTGCTCAAGAAATCGAAAAAATATTACCGAATGACGTAATCGGAAAAGATTACATAGAGCCAAAAGAAGGTGAAGAAGCTCAAGAAATTGGTAAATCAATAAATGTTACTGGTATAGTAGCTCATTTAACTAAAGCAGTACAAGAACTATCTGCAAAAGTTGAAGAATTAGAATCAAAACTTTAAATAACACAAGGAGTCAAACATGGCGAAAACAAAAAAAGAAAAGCCAGTTATTAATCTTGATGGTGTAGAGTATATCATTGAGGATTTAACTGATGAGCAGAAAATAATGGTACATCATATAAAAGACATACAAAACAAACAAGCATCTAATAGCTTTATTGCAGATCAATTAAAAGTTGGTCACGATGGATTTGTCAATATGTTAAAACAATCATTAGAATCTGAAGAGGTTAAAGAAGACTAATGCTTATAAGGAAAAGTTCTCAGGGTCACGATTTGAAGTTGTATAGGAATACAACTCCCAATGCAGTTAGAACAAGGAAGTATCCAGACGGTACATCAGAGACCCTGACTTATCCTGCTAGTAAAACATATTTTCTTGTATTCAATGGTGAAGTAATACAACGTAGCGATAATTGGAATACGATTGAGCAGGCGTATGTGGATAAATGTGATGATGAACATGGTGGAGGAAAAGGAAGAATGATAGTTGGAAAACATAAATTAGTTGATGCAATAATAACAGAATTATGAAAAACCCTTTAACAAAGTTAGTGTCATGGCAGTACCGCACAGGTCAACTAGATGGATGGACTTCGTATCACTTAGCCGCTGGTGCATTTTTTTGTAAGATATTTCAATGGCTGGGCTGGACAGATTTTTGGTGCGTAATGGGAGTGTTTATTATAGGGGTGCTATGGGAAATTTTTGAATGGATTGTAGAGGATTACAAGCCGTACAGTACAAAGGAAAGATGGGCGTATAATACTGCGGCTGATTTAATTGTAGAAACAGGTATTGCATGGTGGATGGTGTTATGAATAAAAAGATTAAAAAATATAAAAATGGAGACTTTAAAGTTGTTTACACAAAACCGACTACGTCTTACAATATTTCTGTTCGCTACTTTTATATTGATTAGCATTGCAGGATGCGAAGGCTGGTCTGTTATGGGATATGCCTTTGATAAGTCAGTAGATAGCACACAGGTAGAGCTACAAGAGATACATGAATGATAAGCCTAAAACAGCTAGAAGTTATCGAGGCAGTATTATTGATGATAATGCTGTCATTTCCCTTAATATTAAATGGCTGGGACAGATCATCTTTCTTGCTGGTGCTATCGTATATGGCTATTGGCGTATTGAGTCTAGATTGGTTGCACTGGAAGATAAGGTTGTTGTTGCGGATGAACAGATTAGGGATTTGGTTGATAAACATATCTTGGCAGAAAGGACTGAAAGAGAAGAGCTGGCAGAGAAGTTAGCTTTTTACGAAAAAGAATTTAACATTAACCCATTAAGTTGGGGAAAAAAGAAGAAAAAGAAATGAGCGAAAGACAAGAGTCAATAAAAAGAGAACAGGCTCTTGTAATGCTTGCTAGAAATCAAGGTAATAAAAAAACTACCAAAAGAATAATCAAACAATTTTTAAAGTGCATTAAGGAGTAGGGATGGATTTTATGGCAATATATGGCGAAGCTGGTATGATTGGTGTAGTTGGTGCAATGTTCGTATATCTTGTTATATCCCTATCTAATAAATCAGCAAAACAGCAAGAAGTATTAGAAAATTTAAAAGTTGAAAACAAAGGACAATCTGAAACTTTAGAAAATATGGAAGGAATGATAATAAAATTAATTAGTAGATGGAATACTTCAGATGATAAATTAGATCGTAAATTTGATGCGATTACAAAAGAAATCAATGACTTAGATAATCAAGTATCAGAGTTGAAAGGCTCTATGAGCAGGATAAATGGCAGACACTAAACCTATATCAGATTCAAGTAGTTTAAATATTTCATTGCCAATGCTATTTCAAGCTATTGCATTAATTGGAGCTATGGTTTGGGGGTATGGAGAATTAAATTCAAGAATATCTTTTTTGGAGTATCAGGTAAGTATTAACGAAGAGCATATTGGTAGAATGGAAGAAGATGCTAGGGAAAATCAAAATGCTGAGATACCAGCAGATATTAAACAAAATCAAAGAATTAATTATTTAGAAAAAGAATTAGATAGGTTAAGGAACAATGGATAGTTTAAAGGTAAGTGGAATAAGTACCAGTTTAGGTTTAGTATACTGGACAGATATAATATCTGGTATATTAATGTGTATTATGTTTGCAATTAATATATATTATTTAGTATTAAAAACTAAGAAAATGAAGGAGTCTTAAATGGACATTAAATCAATGTTAGTAAAGTTAGCTGAAGATCAAGCAGAAAAAATGCAGGATGAAGCATTAAAGCATTTATCTTCTGATGAGTTTACAGAAATGTTAGCAACGAAGATTAATGAAAAAGTAAACATACCTTGGATTAACGAAGAGAAAGAGCAAGAGCTTTTTGAAAAGCTTGTTGATGTAATGACAGATATGTTAGAAAATGTATTTAAAGGTAAATAGCATGAGAAGATTAATGACAATGTTAATAGTAGTCGCTTTGTCAAGTTCTGTGTATCCAGAGTATCACGAACAAGACAGATATTCCTATAGCGAAATTAAGAAAAAGAAGAAGAAGAAGAAGAAACTCGCAGAAAAAGGTAAAAAGAAAAAGAAAGGGTTTTTCTCAAAAGCATTTGGTTCTAAGTAATGCCTAAACAGCTATATAAGCTGAATGATTTTAGCGGAGGTCTCAATACAGTAAAAGATGTTGCTGATATAAATGACAATGAGGTAAATACAGCTCAGAATCTTATGTTTAATATATATGGCGGTATGCAACCAGCTTACAGCATGACAGACTCTACTAATAATAAAATTAGTGCTTACAACAATGATGAAATAACAACCGTACAACCCGGATATGGATTAGGTTATTTTGAGACAGACCATGTTCGAGACTCTACCACAGTTTCTTTTACTGGCACAAATGACAATACTGGAGGCAGTGAGGATGGATTTTTTGTTTATCAGGAAGACGGTAGTGCTAGGAGTGCAAGTGCTGTAAATAACAGATTAAAATACTTGGTAAATGGAGTAGTCCAAGACTTAGGAGCTTCTTTTAGCATTGGAGATGCTTTAACGCTTAGTGGTAACACATCTGATGTCACTAGAAGTTTTTCTGATGGTATGATAAGAGCAAGTGCACAGGGCGTATATACAGTTGTAGATACCGCAAACAGTGGTAAGGAGTTGATACTTGATAGGGGCTTAGTTGTTAGGCTTGACAGTGCTACCGCTGGTCACTTCAACTTAACAGTTGTTGGTCACAGCAAGGGGGATAATGTTATTCTTTTAGCTGACCCTGCGGCTCATAATATTGATGTGTTTTCAACTTCAGCAAATAACTACACTCATAATGTTATTACATTACGCTCATCTGCAACGGACACTGCATCAAAAGTGAAGTATTATAAGATAGAGGATTCTATAAGATGCTGTGACACTGCTGACAAAAATGATTGCAAAATTCAATGGTATGGATGGATACAAAGAAGGCATTTTGATGGAACCTTGTCGAGTACTGGTGCTGTGGTTTCCTATATGAATTATTTTGCAAAAGACAACGATCTCTCTAAACCTTCAGAGGACGATTTAGCTTCTTCTACTGGAACGGCTGGTGCTGTTTCGTCATACCCGGCATCCGCAGGAACAGGTTTTGAGATAGCGATAGCGACCGAAACAGATGTAAATGGGTTTATAGAAGCTGGTGAGTATGAATTAGCATCTACTTTTATCTACGATGGAAACCAAGAGTCCCTTCCTTTTAAATACACCAATACCCATACTGTTGCTGATGAAAACGCATTAAAATCTTTTTCGGTTAACATAGGTGCTACTGGGCCATACGACCCTAGAATATCTGGTGGTAGAATATATATTAGAAAAAAAGGCGATGACTCAGAATTTGTTATGTTAGTAGATATTGACTTAACCAAGGGGGCTAGAATAAAATTATCTGATGATTATACCGCTTGGCACGATGCAGGAAGCTCACAGTATAATTGCCCTACAGCAACCGCCTCAGCAAATTTTAGCATAAAGCAATTAGGATTTATTACTTACGAAGTAATCAATGGTTTTAGTTCTAGTATTTTTAGTAACGCACTTGGAGACTCTGGAGAACATTGGAAAGATGCGGTAATAGCCAATAATAGAGTTTTTGTGTGCAATGTAACTATGAAAGATGAAGATACTGGTGACACCAAATCAGATGCAACACTAAGATCGTATCCAGATAGAATCATGTATTCTATGCCTAACAGGTATGACACATTTCCTTCGGATAATTTTATAGAGGCTTCTAAGGGCGATGCTGATGTTTATGTTGCTATAGAAGCTTATGCAGACAGATTGCTTGCGTATAAAAATAAAAGTTTAGATATTATAAATATATCAGGAGATGATCGTAATTGGTTCTTAGAAGATAGTAAAAAATATCAAGGAGTGCTTCACCCAGAGGCAGTAAAAAGAACTCAGTATGGTGTTCTGTGGGCAAATAAACAAGGGTTGTATTTATACGATGGGTCTTCTATAAGAAACCTGAAAGAAAATAAAATCAGTGATTCTGATTGGAGTACTCATATTGGCAGTGTCTCTGGCATTATTTACGATGAGCAAGAATCTATGGCATTTGTGATAAAAAACTTAGGAAGTAATGGTGATGCCTATATGTGTGACTTGAAAAAAGGCAACTTTACTTTATTAAAAGATTTTGTTTTAGACACTAATGATGGCATTACAAACTCTGTAGACACCGAAGGAAATCAAACATTAATAGGGCATGATGCTGGAAGCTCTATAGATATATATCAGCTATACAGAACAGTAGCGGCTACGGATGGTGTTAGGTTTACTACAAAAGCACTTGATTTTGGAAATCCATTTCAAGTGAAAAAAATATATTCAGTGCATATTACATATAAATCAGATATTGCCTTAACGGGAATGTTTGTTTTGCGAGAAGAAGATAATACACAAACTGCTTTAAATGGCACAGTGAGTGCAAGTGCAACAAATTGGGCGAAGGTAGAACTAACTCCAACTTCTCCAGTTGTCTGCAATAAAGTCTCGCTTCAATTTAATTCTAGCACTAGTTCTGCAAAAGTATATATTAATGATATTTCTATTGAGTATCGAGCTATATACAGGAAAGGTGTATAGTGAATAGGGAA